TTATTTCCGTATCTGTATCGCCCCATTGCTATACTCTTTCGTTACACAACCCAGTACGAGATAAATATGCCGAATCTCACCTTTGGGAACAGAAAATGGGGCATGAATTTGGCAACCATCCGGATAAGTTTCCCGGTTGGTGCTGTAGGCCATGAAGCAGTCGCCTTTATCTTGTAGTTGTTTTGTTACCCTGTATTCGGTCGTTTCAATCACATAATTACGGCCGTTCATAATGAGTTGTGGGTTGTTCACCCGTTTCAGGGCAAGGATGGAACCACTGGGGTACTCCACCATGCTGTCACCATAATGTCGTATGGCAGCTGTCGCTTCCGGGAACCAGTCTCCAGCATCAATCCATTCAGCGGGAGAACTGGAGTTTGTGTTGGCCACACGATCGTTCAATCCGCCAATAGTGGATACATCATCATAAAAGGGGATTAGGTTCTTTTTGGCTGACAAAACCTCCTCTTTCTCCGCTCCCTTGTCACCCATCAGCAACACTCCCTCACTTTTCAGCATGGAACCACGACCGGTAATCAACCAATCTGTATTTATTTCAAACTTATTTGAAATGTCATATATAATATCATAAGAGGGTTTAGCCCCACCATCTCTAAAGAGTCGAGAAATTTTCTCAGAACTTTTATAACCAAGTTCTTTTGATAAAGTTAGGCTATTTATTGAATAATAAGACATTAGCTCTTTTATTCGAGACACAACATCATTGCTCATAAATTGTAATTTCAAATTAGTTTGTATTTTCTTCCCCGAAAAGCTTTATTTATTTCAAAGAAGTTTGTAATATTGCACCGTAATCAGAATATGACCACGCTCCAAAGATATGAAAAGGCGGTCATATAAACGAATTTTAGAAGTAAAACTTGAAAATGCAAAAGATATGACACAGAAAGAATTTGAAGATCGTACAGGATGGCTAATAAAAGCAGAAGACTTTTATATCATCAACAACCTTTACATGGCTACAGAAATGGATAAAGACGTGTTTTGTAAGGAGTTCAGGAGTATGCAGGCAAGTGGAAAACTGGAAATCCGTCAATCATTAAAAGAAATTGGCAACCGTATAGGCACTATGGAGGCTGAAAATCAAACAATAAAAAAAGCGATGAGACTGCGGAACGCCGACCTTGCCGACTTTCTGATAGGAAAGGCGCACACGTATGACGACACCGACTTCCGTAACCAAGCGGTGAAGTTGGTAGGTGAAGCGGATGTGGTCAAACGGACTATCGAATTAGGGCTTCCGCTTTGGGACGAAGATAGAAAGTTTGTCCTTTTAATGATAGAAACACAAGGCTAATAGATTGCAGGTTAACTGACAACCCGGAAAGACGGGCGGGCGATTAGTTCAGGCAGGTAGAACAGGCGAAACTTACCCACAGAAGCCATTGTCCCCGGTTCGAATCCGGGATCGCCCACAAGAAATAACGATAAAAAATTTAAGAATATGAAAGCGATTAGAGTTATCGTGAATTTTCGCGAGTGGTCTAAGGTCAAGGACTTTTTAGACCGGTTTAAAGGTGAAGAAGATACCTTCATCTACCAAGTGGATAACGTGACGTTTGTTGCCGTATTCAACGGCGAGTGTACGATAGCTTATTTCAAAGCGGAGTTGGCCAGAACGTTTGACGAAGAATTGATTATTGTTGAACTCAGATAATGGCAAGTAATAATGAAGAAACGAATTGTAGTAGAGTATGGCGAGGTAAGGCGGATAGCCTTACTTATGAACTGTACTTATGAAACGGTATCTCGTGCATTGGCATACAAAAAAGACACCAAGTTGGCGAGAGCGATCCGGAAAATGGCTTTGATGCGTGGAGGCGTCGAAGTGGGTGGTAATGAACCGGCAAATAATGGAGGTCATGAAAGCGGACTGGTTGAAACTGTTTAGCAGTGAACTTGCTTGGTGGAACAGCCTTACCAAGAAGGAAAAGTGGTATGTAGGTTACTTCCTGCTGAGTTTCTTCCTATTGGCAGGCATGGCAGATTATAACCCGGTGTGGGTGATGTTTTTGGTCGTGTTGAACTTCGGCAATTCCGCACGACTGGTAAAAAGAGTGCCGACAGATAGATTAGAGGAGAATTAAATCATGGCAACAAAGAAAGTATATGATGCTTGTTGTAGGAGATTACGATCAATGCCATTGTGCAATCTTAGTAGCAAAAGTGGTTCCAAACGATTATTGAAACCGGATATGCACAAGCTATTTGGAAAGAAAGAACTGGTTTCCAAAATACAGTTTGAGAGAAGCTGCAAAGCTGAACAGGCACGCCACCTTAGAGAGGATCGCATATTGAGCATCCTTTATATAGAACTGAATCCGTATATTGAGAGTTCCGTCGTACATACCAAAATAGTCGCACATACAAAGGATTTTTAAAGAGTCAGCAAAATCTTCACATTGCTTTATTGTAGGAAGGGCTTTTTTAATGGCTTCCTTTTCATTTTTGGCTTCGACTTCAATCCAAAATTGATAAATAACCCGTGGGTCTTCTGATAATAAATCCATAAAGTAACATTTTTCTGCAAATGTAAATAAAACAACTGAGAGATGGAATATTTCAAAAACGAACTATGTGTAACATACGAAGAGCTTACCTCCGGAGATGATCCTGTGATAAAGTTCTATACTTTAAACAAAAATATCACCAGAGGAAATATCAAAACTCTCCAGCGTGGTGGTGGTGAAGGCTCATACGCGCTAATCGTCTATTCCTCGCTCAAAGAGAAATACAAGGTCCGTTATGTGGCGAAATATGGCAATCCAGAAGAAGTATTAAAGTTACAGCGCATGAGAGACAAAGTGAAAACAGACGAAAAGGCAAGGGAGTTTTTCGAAACATTCGAATACGACATGAACGGCGTTCAAACAGGTCTCAGCGAAAAATTGAAGGCGGAATATACACTGAACGCCTCGGTGTTGAACGCGCTTGTTATTGATTTGGAGGTGAAGACACGGAGCCGTAATATGCGAGGCAACAGTCTGAGCACCGTATGGGAAAACGTCGCCGCCACCAGCGAGAACCTGCGCAAAATCTACGGGCATACCTTACCGGAAAACCTGTCGCGCCTGCGGGAGAAAATCAATCGCTACAAGAAAGAAAGCTACGTTTCCCTGATCTCCGGAAAGGTGGGAAACGCCAGCACGGTAAAGATCACCGAAGAGGCAGGCCGTTTCCTAATTGCTTTGAAGCGCAGCCGGGTCCCGGTCTATACCGACATACGGATATTCGAAGAGTATAACCGTGTGGCTCCGGATAAGGGCTGGAAGCCGTTGAAGAGCAAGCGCAGCCTGACGATGTGGTTTGCCCGTCCGGAGATTGAACCCTTGTGGTATGATGCCGTACATGGCGAACTTGCCGCCCATCAACGTTACGGACGCAAGCATCGGACGGAACTGCCTCTGCGTCGCGACACACTTTGGTATGGTGACGGAACGAAACTGAACTTGTATTATCGGGACGAAGATGGAAATATGCGCACCACGATGGTGTATGAAGTGATGGACGCATATAGCGAAGTGTTGCTGGGCTACCATATCAGTGACCATGAGAACTTCGAGGCACAATATAACGCCTACCGTATGGCCGTCCAAACAAGCGGGCACAAACCTTACGAGATTGTACACGATAATCAAGGTGGACATAAACGGCTGGAAAAGGAGAAAGGCACGCAAGAACCGGGATTCTTCGACCTGATCTGCCACGTACACCGCCCGACTGCTCCCTACAGTGGCCAGTCGAAAACGATAGAAAGTGTATTCGGACGTTTCCAGTCGCAGGAGCTGAATAAGGACTGGCGGTTTACCGGCATGAATATCACCGCTAAAAAGGACAGCAGCCGCCCGAATCTGGAGTTTGTCGAGGCGAACAAGGACAAACTTTTCACACTGGAAGAACTGGAGGCCCACTATATCGAGGCACGTAAGGCATGGAACGAGGCCAAGCATCCGGCAACCGGCATCCCCCGCATCGAAATGTACGAAAAGAGCGTGAACGAAGAAACGGACGTTGTGACGGTCTATGACATGGTGGACATCTTCTGGATATGGACAAAGCGACCGGCCACCTTCACCGATTCCGGCATAGAAATCACTATCGGCGGGAAGAAGTTGGCATACGAGGTGTATGAGCGTCCCGGCGTCCCCGACCATAAATGGCGCATGAAGAATACCTACCGTACATTCCACGTGAAATATGATCCGAACGACCTGCGCAGCATCCGGCTTTATTGGGAGGATAAAGCCAAGGAACGCCGGTTTGAACGAATAGCAGAGCCTTACATGGTCATCCACCGTGCCATACAGGACCAGACGGATGGCGAAGCCGCATTCATCCGTCAAGAACAGGAAGCTAACATTCGCGACCGCATCGACCGTCAGGTGATTGCCAAGGAGATTGAATATGCTTATGGCGTGGCTCCGGAACAGAACGGGTTGAGTACTCCAAAGGTGAAGGGCGTAACGAAAGAGGTACAACAGGAAATCGACCGCCGCACGAGGACGTACAGCCGAAAGCCGGAAGAATACCGCATCGGCCGTGTCACCAAGAAAGCCAGCCTGATGACCTGGGACCAGTTGACGGAAAACAAGACAATGGATACCCGCAAGGTGGCCGGTAAACTATAACACTGAAAATAACAACGAATAAAATAGAATTGAAATGGAAGCATTAAGCAACAACGAGAAAGACGCAATCCGCGAAGCACTTCGCGCCTACGTCGCCAAATATCCGAGCCAGAACAAGGCGGTCGGAAGCCTGAAGAACACAAGTGTCGGGACGGTCAGCAACATCCTGAACGGCAAGTACGACAACATCAGCGACAAGATGTTCCGCGACATCGCCGCACAGGTGGGAAACCGGACGAAGGAAACCGGCTGGCAGATCGTGGAAACATCGGCCTATCAAGAAATCCGCTACGCGCTGGACGATGCCCAGCATTGGCGCAACGTGACCTGGATCGTTGGAGAAGCCGGGTGCGGAAAGACAACAACGGCAAACCTTTATACCCGGGAGAACCGGGAAGTGTTCTACATCCTTTGCTCCGAAGACATGAAGAAAGGCGACTTCGTGCGTGAGATAGCACGAAAGGTGGGTATCAAGACGGACGGCCACAACATCCGCGAAATCTGGAGCCTGATCCTGGACGACGTGATACAGATGGACGCGCCCCTCTTGATATTCGACGAAGCCGACAAACTGACCGAACCGGTCTTCCACTACTTCATCAGCATGTACAACAAGCTGGAGGACAAAAGCGGGATCGTATTCATGAGTACCGACTATATCAAGAAGCGTATCAGCCTCGGCCTGCGCCACCAAAAGCCCGGATATAAGGAGTTCTTCAGCCGCATGGGCCGCAAGTACTTCGAACTGGAGGAAACGACCGCGAATGACGTGTATTCCATCTGCGTGGCCAACGGCATACAGGATAAAAAGAAGATCGAAGAGGTGATACGCGACGCTGAGCCGTGCGACTTCGACCTCCGCCGGGTAAAGAAAGCCATCCACCGCGCCAAACGGATGGGCGAATAACAGCATTTTAACAGCATTCAAATACCGTTCAAAGGACATGAAAAGAGCATTAAGCGTAAGGGACATATTGGATAAGAAATACGACACCTTCCCCTTCGAGGGGAAATGGAAAGAGGCGTTCGGCACGCCGGAGCGTGTCGGCGTGTGGTTCATCTGGGGCAACAGCGGCAACGGCAAGACATCGTTTGTCATGCAGCTCTGCAAGGAACTCTGTAAATACGACCGGGTGGTTTATAACAGTCTGGAAGAGGGTGCCTGCCTGACGGTGCAGAACAGCCTACGGATGCACGGCATGTCGGAAGTGAGCCGCCGGTTGGCCTTCATACAGGAGGACATGGAGGCGTTGAAAGCCCGCCTGCGCCGGCATAAGAGTTATAACATCATCGTGGTAGACAGCTTTCAATACACCCGCATGAGTTACCGCGAATACATCACGCTGAAAGAGGCCTTCCCCGGCAAGCTGTTCATCTTCATCAGCCACGCCAGGGGCAAGAACCCGAAAGGCGACGCCGCCGAGAGCGTGATGTACGATGCCTCGCTGAAGATATGGGTCGAGGGCGGGAAAGCCTTCAGCAAAGGACGGTTTATCGGTGAGACGGGCGAGTACGTCGCTTACCCAAAACTGGCCGAGGAGTATTGGAGTGAAAACGGAACAAAATCCTGGAATCATGAATAATACAATTTGATTGGACATGAAAATCATACAAATGAAACCCAAGCAGGGTTACGCGAGACCAGACAATTACGCAGCCTTTTACGGCCTGTTGAAGAAGATGCCGGGAGCAATCAAGGAAGAAATCGTTCTCCAGTTCACGGGTGGACGCACTGATAGCCTGCGTGAAATGTCGCTCCACGAATACAACGAAGCCATCCGATCAATGGAGGAGCTGACACGTATGGAAGAAACCGAAACCGAGCGTCTTCTAAGAAAGAAGCGTTCGGATGTATTGAAACAGATGCAACTGTTTGGAGTCAACACGGCCGACTGGCAGAAGGTTGATGTCTTCTGCCTTGACAAACGGATCGCCGGAAAACGGTTTGCCATGTTGGATTACGAAGAACTGGAACGGTTGCTGGTGAAGATGCGTGCCATCCGCCGGAAACAAAAGGAAGGGGAGAAATGACAATGGCACGATACATCCCTCTACAAGACAAACTGGACGAAATCGAGGAACAGGGCAAACGCCTCCTCCGCCGGCAGGACTACCTGAAGGGAGAACGCGACTTCCTCACCGACATGCTGCTCACCCGCCCGGTAAAGGACATGGAGGCGCAACGCCGCCTCTTACGCGAATGGGACGAGGAAATCGACCGGCTGGAACAGTCGCTCACCTACCTTCGACAGGAATATGCGAAATACAAACAAAGACAGAATAAACAGATGTGTAACACTCAAAAACAAACAACAACATGGAAACAATGAAACAAACCGTCGAAATGACACCGGAAGAAAAACAAGAGTACGAAGCCTTCAAAGCAGCACAGGCCGAAAAGAAAGCCAAGGAACAAGCCAAACGCGACCGCGAGGCTTATAAGGAACTGGTGGACGAAACCATCGAGGAAGCGATTATGAGACTGCAAGCTGTCAGCCATCACATCAAGACAGACAAGCAAAATGTATTGAACGACTTCCGCCGCGTCATCGACATGAAGTCGGAAGTATTGAAACTGAAAAAGGACGGCCAGCGTTCGGACACCTTCACCAACTCAGCCGGGGACAAACGTATCACGGTCGGCGTGTATGTCACCGACGGATACCGCGACACGGTGGAAGACGGCATCGCCATCGTGAAGGAATATATCGAAGGACTGGCAAGCGACGCCAAGACGCAATCGCTTGTGAAAATGGTGTTCCGCCTGTTGGCCCGCGACGCGAAAGGCACACTGAAAGCAAGCCGTGTCGTTCAGCTCCGTAAAATCGCCGAAGAGACCGGATCGGACCGCTTCATGGAGGGCGTACAGATCATCGAAGAGGCCTACCAGCCCGCCATCAGCAAACAGTTCATCCGCGCCGAAGTCAAAGATGAAAACGGGGCTTGGACCAATATCCCTTTAGGCATGACAGAAGCGTGAAAGTCAAAACCGCCACCCTCACCCCCGGCCGTTGGATATACGTCTGCCCCTGCGGCTTCCGTTACACCGCCTGCCGGGTGGTGAGGACCTCCGGCAAATGGATGGTTTACTGCTTCAAATGCAAACAACAAACCGGAAAATATTATAAGATCATGGACGAACGACTGGAATTTGAAGAGAACTTCAACAATAAACTGAACTGTACCTGCTTCACGACGATCCGCCTCCACCATCCGGTGAAGAATGCCATCGGCGCAGTGAAGCAAATCTATCTGAAAGGCATCTGGAAAGGCAACGCAAAGATCATGCACGCCGCCACTCTCACGCTCGACCGCATCAACCTCCCGATGGCGAAACTCGACACCGGCCTCATGCCGGAAGAGTGCCGCCGGTTGATCAAATCGCTCAACAGACGACATCCCATCAACTGGGCGACGCAACCGCTAGATTATCTGGTGCTGGAGTATATTAAGGAATCAAAAGAACCGAGTTTATTTTAAAGAAGAAAGGAGAATAATATGAGCGAAATGAAACACATTTTGGAAATCAACCCCGACCGCTACGGCACACGGACAGAAACCCGCTACGCCTCCGGCTTCACCTGCCCCCGTTGCAGTGGCCAAGGCGGTTTTCCGGATACGAACGGCCACGGTAACCGCATCTTTATCCCCTGCGACCTCTGCGACGGCACCGGCAAGGTGAGAGCCAACATCACGGTGGAATGGGAAGCGGATTATGAATCATAGACGAACAAATATGAATTAAAAATAGGAGGATTTATGAACAACATTTTAGAACGATTCAGAAGAAAGCAGGAAAAGCGTCGCTTGAATGCACAGCGACCAATCGGCGCAGAGATAACGGTACCCAAACGTGAAAAGACAATCCCGCCACACATCGTGGCCTGTAAAGTGTGCGGGGGGAAAGGGATAAAGGAAGGCGATACTTGCCCGCAGTGCAAAGGTTCCGGCCGGGTGATCGTGTCGTGTGAGGTAACAACGTATGTGACGGCTTATGTACCGGAAAAACAATTTTAAAACAATGAATTATGGGATATGACTTAATACCTAAGAAAGAAGGGGTCGATAGTAAAAGCGGAATGATATTTACATGGCCCGTCATACTGAATGAAACAGGAGCTTGCTACCTGTTCGGCTATGGAGATTTTAAATTCGAACCGGGGAGATACATTTATGACGGTTCCCGAAAAGATGGGAGTCCGGTAAGCAATGACGGATTCGAGGTCACAAAAGAGGAGGCCGTTATCATGGCAAGGATGTTCAAAGGATATGTCTCTGTAAAAAGGGCATTACGGGAAGAATGGGATAAAAAGACGGAAAGAGAACAAATCATGATTAAAAGCATGATGGGGAATAAAGTCGAGCCACCCGCCGAAGAGTTCTTGCACAAAGTAGAAATGCTGGCGGATTTTTGCGAACAGTCGGAAGGGTTTAATATATATTGAAACAGACAAGGTTATAAATATTTAGAACCTTATGGTGTATAGGTCAACCGTAGATAATTTATGAATAAAAGATTTTCAGGAGCATTTTGTGGAACTGTAGTTGTATGGGCCATTGTGATCGTCGTATTTGGTGGTTTATATGGATATCCCCGGTACAATGTTTGGCAGCAGGAAATGTCAGGAAAAGCAGAGTTTGCCAAAGCAGAACAAAACCGGCGTATTAAGATCGAGGAAGCAAAGGCAAATTTGGAAGCCGAGAAACTGAACGCGCAAGCAGAAGTAGAACGAGCCAAAGGAGCAGCGGAGGCCATTAAAATTGAAAACGGGAGCATCACGCCGGCCTACATTCAATATTTGTGGGTCCGACAACAAAATAACCTGAACGACAAAACGGTTATTTATGTTCCTACCGAAACGAATTTGCCAGTGTTAGAAGCCTCGCGAAATAACAAACAATGATGGCCATGAAAGATTTGAGTTTAATGCCAAGTGTTGCCCAATGTATCAAAGATGCAGAAGGAACGATTGAGTGTATCAAGGAAAGAATGCCTCGTTTAAGAAGCCGGGACGCGAAACGGCAAAGCAAAAGAAGCCTTGAATTTCTCGAGGCGGTAGTCCACCACCTGAAACGGTTGCAACAAATGGATGACAGAACAACACCCAATGGTAAATAACCAAAAATCGGCTCACAGATTTAGAAATGTACTTCTTCTGTGAGCCAACTTTTTGTTTGTCAAATGGAGCGGATTTCGTAATTTTGCAAAAAGCAAAGTCACCATGCAACAGTACGAACTAAATTTGAATGTTGAAACAATAAAGCCCATCCTCAAGCGCAGACGTTCCCGTGTCTCCGCACAGACGACCACCGGCAAGACCAGTCGCCAGGAACATGTATACAGGCGCAACCGGGAACTGATTGCCCGCTATTACTACTGGACCGAGATACGCCGGAGACGCTTTGACGACGTGATGCGTATCTTGTCGGAGGAGTTCCATGTAGAAGACCGTACAGTTAGCAATGCCTTGCTTGACTTTAGCGATTACTTGGATGGCTTGTACAAGGACAAGAAAGATGTCCGGGAACTGAAGCGGGAATATCCCGGTCGTAACTGGGAAAACTGAAAGCGGGACGGGATGCCCCGCTTTTTCATTTTCAGCACTCCTCGAAGGTCGTATCATAAACGAGCGTGTAGGCTTTCAGACCTCCGGCCATGACGGACGGCCGTCCATTTCGGCGGTTCAAAGGCGAAAGCGTCTCTTCTGCCGTCCATCCTTGCAAGCAGTCGTGTACTTCGCTAACGATCGAATAACGTTCCAAAGCCTTCTTCCTCGCCGTTTCCGGAGCCTTGTTGTATGAATCGCCGTATGGCGGGAAAGCCAGTTTCAACGTGATGGTCGCTTTGACAAACTGATAAGTGTCATACAGGTCCTTGCAATCGGCATACTGTATGTCGATCAGGCAACAGGGAAAATCCACTGCCGGTCGTAGGGTTGTATTCCCGTTCAACTGCCCCAAGTCTTCATCAATCCAGCGAAGGGCAGGGACTTCCTTTTCCAAATGGTCGCATAGCGCGACAAAAATATCCGCATTCATAAGCTGTTATTTTAGAGTGTTTATATATCCTTCCAGACGGTCGTGTATCTTGTCGGCCAGTTCGTCCGCCTTACCCATGAAGGGACGTGCCGGGATATTCGTCCGGCGTGTATGCTCCCGTACCTGGACATCCCCGTGTTTGGCCGTATGCCGCACATGGGCCGGGACCGTCACCTGCCCAGTAAATCCCTCGTTATGGACCTGGGCATAGTCCACCTTGTCATTCCCGGCGGAGATGACCACCTTGTCGCGCCCGACGTATGCAGGCCGGATACTGCCCAGCAAGTTCCCGCTGTCGATCAGGAGCGACCCGTTCCGGCGCGGGACCTTAGCCGGTGCCCACGGATTGCCGTCGAAGGCCTTCTCGCGGAACCGCTCCTTGTAATACTCCGTGGCGGTCTCGGCCACGATCTGGGCGGCATCGTCCAGCACCTTGTCGGGAAGGCTACCTAAATAATTTTCCAAATCACTGAAATTCATATTGAAATATTTTATATGTTTGCATACGAAGCGCAAAGGTCCGGGGGTGAATAGAATATGCTACCCTCGCGGGTGACGGGGGCATCAAAAAGTCTCGGGCTTGATACAGCGGACCGATGCGTGAACCCGAAGCGTTGACGGGACACCGGCCATCCAATCCGTCCGGGCGGAAAAACCTCGTGCAGGCATTCCCACGGGGCGGACGGACGCAAAGACCCGCCATCGCGCTTACTTTTTCACAAGCAGCCCCCGCCGGTACCGCCAGCGCGGGTCAATCCTCCGGCTTTTCTTCGACACCTCCTTTATGCGCGGGTTTTGTTCTATCTCGAACCAGGTCGCCACCTGATAAACGGTACCGTTCTTTATTTCACAGACCACGTTGATGGCCTTCCCCGCATAGAACTTGATAAAGTTCATGTTCCGGAAATCCTTCGGCTTGACATAGTCGTTTATCCATATCTCGTCCGGATGGGCCAATACGTCCGGTATGCAATCCAGCAGGGGAATACGGACATCCGTATATTTCCCCGTGGTATGTTTGTTGAATACGCTCTCTGTCAGTTCGACTTCCCGGCCTTTGTAGTCCTTTATCAACCTGTGTTCTGCGAACCAGTCCTCCTTTTTCCCGTCGAACAGCGGGGCCTCCCCAGTAGCAGCTGCCAGCCTCTTGCCGAACGAGTCCAACCCGTAATCGTTATAATAGAGACTACCGACCAGTTTGGAAGCCTTTTCAGGAAACTGTTGTATGTACATCTGGTTGCGGGTGAAAACCTCGGCGGTCTTGCCCCGGTTCACGTCCCAATGCTGTGCTTTGTTCCGTTTCCATTCAGGTGTACCGAAATAAGCGTCGCAACGGACTTGTTCGGCCTCCGTGTCCATACCGGTCACCTCATGCGCCATACGTGGTACGACATAACATCGGCATTTCCATCCGTTAGGCGGGAAAATCTTGTCCCACCTCGGATCGTTTGCCGGAAGAACCAGGCCGTCCAGCTTCCGGTGTTCTTCCCTCACTTTGTTATCCCCGGCTGTTTTGTATTCCCAGTAGGGAAAAAGTTTAGTCTTTCCTATCAACCGTTGGTAATTGCTTGCCGACTCAGCTGTCAGAACCGCCGTCTCGTATTCGGTCTGCTGCCACCGCTTGTTGAACACGTCCGTCATCTGGAGTGCCTCTTTGTGGAACTCCTCGAAGCTGCCGCTTTCCCGGAAAAGCCTGTTCAGTTCCTGAAGCTCGGCCAGCGTCTTGGCGGCGGAGAAATGGAACACGTTCATCTCCATCGAGGTGATGAAGGCGTCGTCCCTCGCCCCGTATGTGAAGCCGGTATCGGCCAGCCCAATTGTCTTGGCGCGTCCTTCACTGACGGCCCGGACAAAATCATCCGCAAAGAAACTGAACAGTTCCGCGTCGAAAAGCGTGTTTCCCTTGCCTTCCGCCACCCGATTGATGATCCGGTTCTGCATCGTGTCGTCACTCAGCCGGATGCGGGCTTTTCCACCGGTAGTCGCCCCGTCCTGCGGGGCACGGACGAAAAAATCCCACAGGCGGGCATACCATGTACGGTCCCGGTTCTTGACGTCCGGTTTTATGTCTTTGGGATCATCCGGTTCTTCCTCTTCCGGCGGCAATACGAATTGGGGCTGTTGCTCTTTCCGGGCAATGGCCTCGTCCCCTTCCGGAAGTGGGATGTTATATTTGTCGTAAAGGTAAGACTGCGGGATGGGCAGGATCTCGGAAAGCATAATGGTCTCCGAGACGGAAATCTCCTGCGCCTTGTCCAGGAACTTGAATTTGCCGTTCCCGACCGGATACCCCCGTTTCTCCAGGAGCGGGACGAAATACTTGTTCAACATCCTTTCGACAAACCGGCGGTCTGCCCGGTGTTTCTTTTCCTGTACGGCCAGGTGGACCTGTCCCTGCGCAAGTGAACTGCCGTCCTGCGTGGTCATGGTCTGCCCCAAAACGGTAATCAGTATCTCTTCATTACAAGCACAACGGAAGTCGTTATAAAGGGCACCGTTTCCGGAACTACTGAGTGTCGTCTGCGTGGCTTCCGTCTCTTTAGGTATAACTAAGTAGGGAGCCGACCCGGCCTCCTCGAACGCCTGGATGAGTGCCCGGCGGCTCTGCTCGTCCATGCTGCTGTACTTTCCGATGCGCTGGGGCATACCGAAAAGCTCGACAAACTGCGCCCAATCCCCGAAGCCACCGCGTTTGTAGATGACGAAGGGGGCGGCACGCAGGATGATGCCGAAATCTTCATCCTGGCCGAATTGTATGACCAGGTCGTTTTCCGCATAGGGTATCCCGTGCTCGTCCTCCTCCCTGATGGCAATTTCCTTGGTCTTTGTCCGGATATGCTTGCGCGGGACGGAATAGAACTCGAACCCTTCCAGGAACCGGCACTCGACCACCGACACGCCCCAGAACCGTGAAAGCATGATCTCGCGCAGGAGCGACTCGAACTCCGGCGTGTCCATCAGCGTGTCCATTTCGTCCACACGCTTGCCGTCGATGGTAAAGGCGAGGTCGGCATCCGTCACCGCGTCGATGCGTTTGTCGATGGCATCCGACAGGTAGCCGTCGATCAGGAGGTCGGTAAACAGGTCATACAATTTCGTCCGGTTTCCCAAGTCCGCCAATCGGAGGGCACTCCGCCAGGAACCGATGTCGTTCACCCCGCGATGAATGGGCCGGACCAGTATCTCGGTGTAAACCGGCGGTTGTTTCGTTCCGGTCGAATCCGGGGCTTTTGGGGGCGTTTTCTTTTTTTTCTTTGTCATTTTCGTCTTTTTATTTTCGTTTGATTACAGGGCTGTTTAAACAGCGTTTTAACGGTCTGTCAGAAGTGTTGGCTCCGCTTGGGGTTGCTGCCATACGCGATAGGGCCGATCGGGGTGTCTTTCTCCTGCTCCGCCTCACGATCGGGCAGGTCGGGCGAGACGTCTCCCCGCTGGACGGCCTTCAGCCAGTCGATGGCCCTCTCGTAACGGTCCTGCCGGAATTTCAATTCCGTCCCGGCGTTGCACAGGTTGATAAGGTGCCAGATGGCGATGTCCTTCACGAATATCAGCAGCAGCTGGTTTCGCTTGCTTCCCGACGCGGAGAAGATGCGTGTGCAGTCGAAGCGTGACAGGTATCCTTTCGCCTCGGCTATCGCTGCGTCAATGGCGGCTTCCGCGATGGTCGCGTCCCCCCGCGTGATGGTCTCGACCAGTTCGTCATGCAGGTGGGTGTTCAGTTCTTGTATTGTCAAATATGCCATGATTATGATGGATTGGATTAAAATCTTTTTCTGTTCCGCTGGCGCGTCCCGACGGCGCAACTGCCCGCCTTGACCGCCATCGCCTTTTGCTGGCAGATGAAGAACCCGCCCTCTATGGTGTCGGGACCGTCGGCCGGTGCCGGGAGGCCGTCGTCAAACAAGAGGAACTGTTCCTCCAGGCGTACCATGTGGGGGTTGTCCTTCTCGGCGATATTCAGGATCATTCGCCCCGCCCGGTTCAGGGGTTCCAGGTTGCCCTCGATACGCACGAACTTGTCCGGTTTGTTCCTTAGGTCCGGCGATATGGGGATGATGTACCCGGTCTCCTCCCATTTCTTTTGGAAAAGCGGGATGAACACCTGTTCGTAGAACGGATCCTGCAGCTTGTTGTTCTCGATGGAGTTATACACCTGCGTCCGGTCTGCCACGTAGTCACGCATGTAATAATACCAATTGACGAACTCTTCGTTTTTCACGTGGTCCAGGTAGCCGGTAATGACATACAGGTTGCCATCCAATACGCCCATCAGGAAGTTGGCCTTGTAAGAGCCGAGCTTCTTCACGCCCTTTTTGCCGGACACCTTGTTCGACGGGGCCGGGTCGCCGTAGCTGACCAGGAACGGGAACTTGTGGAGCGGCGGTACCGGTCCCCATTTGATCTCCTTGAAATAGCATCCTTCCGTCACCGGGTTGTTGAAGCATTCCTTTTGTGCGCTGGCCGCGCTTACCTGTGCCAGCACGTCATCGATCGTCTCCTCGTCGTTTTTCTCCGGCCAGACGGAGGTGCCATAGGCGAAATCGTTCTTGGGGTCGGGATGATTGATGTCCACCATGCGCAGGTTGATGATGTCCCAGTTCCCGATCGGTTTTTCGCGCCGCGACAATTCGAGCGCTTTCTTCCCGGCACGCGCCACGCAACAGTCCTTGGCAATGATGTTCCCGCAAAAGATCGTGAGTAGGGGTTCCGAGAACGAACGGGTAAAATACAACGCCTGTTCGAACCAGTTCCATTTGTCGTTCACGATGTCCGGGTTGCGGCATTCCTCGTCCGTGTCGTAATCGTCCACGAGGATCGTGTCCGGACGCACCTCCTCGATCTTGACACCGCGAGGGCTTTGCCGTGCCCCGACCGCCATGAAGGAGGCTCCCCCCTTGGTGATGAAGCTGTCTTCCGTCCACTTGAACCCTTTTTGCTCACCATAATAAAACCGGATGCGCTGGTTGGCCTCCAGTTGTGCCCGGTAATGGCCGAGCAGCTTGATCGCGTTGTCGCTGCTGTTGGAACAAAGGATGATGTTCCGCTTCTTCCCGGTCAGTACCAGGAACAGGACGACGAACATGACGATTGTGCTCTTGGCCAGTTCACGTGCCCACGACAGGACCTCATACCAGTTCTTGGGGCTATAAATCAGCCGTTTTATGGCCTTTTTATGGAAAGAGGCAAATTCGTATTTGGCATAGTTCGGAAACATCTCCTTTATCCAGAGCAAAGGATGTTGCTCCAGGTAGGCTAACCGCTTTTGCCTTTCCTCGTAAGGTATATCCAGATCGACGGCCGTGTCTTTGCGGATGGACTTCAGGTAGGCATCCCAGTCTTCAAGTGCCTGTTTGTCTATGGTTTTAAGCGGTTTCATTTGAGCCGGTCCTTTATGTAAGCGTCAAAATAAAAGCTGAGTTCCTTCGCCTTTTCCGTGTCCGTCTTGCGTATCCAGCCGAGGATGCCCTTGGAAACACTGATGATGTCGGCGATCCCGGTCTCCTTCTCCATCTTTTCAATCGAGGACGCCAGCTTGTTGATCGTATCGGCCTCCTTGGATGTGGCAAACCTTTCCCCGTCCTTACGTCCGGCAATGGTCTTATTGATTTCTGCCACCTGCCGGTAGAGGTTGGCCAGTTGCTCCTCGCGTGTCAGGCTGACGGACGCCTTCAGTTCCTCCCATTTTTCAGTCTTTACCCATTTGCAAAGCGTCTGCTTGCTGACCCCGACACGTTCAGCCACTTCCGCCTGTGTCAGGTGTTCTTTCAGATAGAGCATCTTTGCCCATTCCTTCTTTTGCTTCATGCTTAAATCCGTTCCCATACATCTGTACATTTTGTTGATTTACACCCTCAAAAGTACGAGCGCTTTTCCGGATGGAATAATTGTAAAGTAGTGTTTTACATCTGTTTGGCAATAAACTGCATATTGGGCGTAACCGTTACGGAACAATTTTTCCAAGTCGTTTTAAGCCCGCAACTTTGGGGTGAAAAATCGAAAACGATGGCGAAAAAAACATTCACATTCATATTGCACGACGATACGGTCAATACAAAGGGGTTCCGAATGCTGACATCGGGAGCCGACCTGTCCGTATTCGAGAATAACCCGGTCATGCTGCTTAACCATGACGACTGGGACCTGCCGATAGGCCGTTGGGAGAACATCCGCGTCGAAGGGACCCGGATCCTTGCCGATGCCGTATTCGACGAAGACGACGAAAGGGCCGCCGCCGTCATGGGAAAAGTAGAGCGGGGATTTCTAAAGGCGGCCAGCATAGGCGCATGGCCGGGGAAAAGCTCGGACGACCCATCGCTGATGTTGCCCGGACAAACCTTTCCGACCATGATCACCTGGAAAGTGCGCGAGGCCTCCATCTGCACCATAGGGAGCAACCACAACGCGCTGGCCCTGTATGACACGGACAACAAGCGGATCGACCTCGACGATAAAGGGGCATTGATTAAACTATTCGATACCGGAAACGGTATCCATGTATCACCTAAAAATAAAACGCAAATGACAATTTTAACAGGATTATTGAAACTGTCGGACAATGCGAGCGAACAGGCCATTGCCGATGAAGTCCGAAAAATTATCCGGCTTCGTGACGAACTCCAAAAAGAGAACGATACGCTAAAGACAGAAAAAGAGGCGTTGTCGTCCAAGGTTCAGGCTTTTGAAAAAAAAGAAAAGGATGAACGAAAAGCCTCCGCAATCGCCCTGGTGGACAAAGCGATCAAGGAAGGTCGCCTGGACGCGAAAGGAAAGGATGCCTGGATGGGCATGTTCGATGCCGATTTTGACCGGGCCAAAGCGCAGCTTGACGCGATCCCGCCACGTGCCAGCGTGACGCAGCAGATTCAGACATCCGGCGGTGCGGGTGGCGTACAACTTGCGGACATGACATTCTCTGAAATCATAAAGGCGGACCGCCTGAAAGAATTGAAGAAGGATGGGGAGCTTTACAAACAGAAGTTTTTTGAGGCATACGGTAAATACCCTGCCTGAGAACAAGTATAAACCTTTATAAAACAAACAAGAATGAAAGCGAAATTTATTGTTTCATTGATTACGGCATTACTTTTCAATGCCCTGACAAGCGGAGCCTTTGCCTCCTGCCTGGGGGTCAGCCACGGGACGATGTTTGCCCTGCAAATGGGGCTGTCCCTGATTCCTCTGAACCTCGCCGGATGCCTTGCCGAAGGACTGAATCGCGAAATCTGGATTCCGGAGATTATCGAGAAGTTTTACCCCTCGGATTCGTTCCTTACGCATTCAAAGAGCCTGGACGCCTGGGTGGACAACAACAAGTTGAACTTGCAGGAGGCCGGTGTCGACCCGGATGTGTATATCGACAACGAGCAGTACCCGATTCCAATCGTGGCGCGTACCGACATCCCGCACGAGATCGTGTTGAAGCGTTTCGATACCGAGAATACGGTGCATATCAACGCCATCGAGATTGAAGAATCTGCAGAGAAACGCCAAAGCGTGATTGAGGGACACCGCAATTCCCTCCGGCAGAAGTTTGCCCGCCTGGCCGCCTTCAATTGGGCACCGGTGAAAAACGGTGATTTTACCCCGGTGAAAGCCGCTAACGGGGACAAAAACGCCCGTGGCTACAAGGCCATGACCTACGAGATGGTAATGGATATGGAGTTGGCTTTCGACGAATTGGAAGTTCCGACCGAAGGCCGTGTCCTGATCCTGAACCCGCTGCACGCGATGGACCTCAGAATGCAGGATTTGAACATGTACAAGGCGTTTTATAATGAAAACAAACTGTTCTCCTTCACGGTAGTCCGTTCCTCCCTCACGCCGAAGTATAACGGTACGACCGGGCAGAAGGCTCCTTGGAATGCGGCAGTGGCGGCAACGGACGCGCCTTCTTCCCTTTTCTATTACAAAGAGGCCGTGGCCCGTGCCCGTGGAACGGTGGATATGTATTACCGCCTGAACGATCCCGAATACCGTGGCGACGTGGTCGGCTTCAATATGCGTGGCGTAGCCACTCCCGTGACGGGCAAATATCTGGGTGCCATCTATTCACCCAAGGCGTAATGTTTAACTTTCAAATATTAAGACAGCAATGAGTTATATCAACATGAAATCGCGTAGAAGTTTTGACTTCTATGCTCCTTACAACGAAACCGGCGAACGGCTTGTAACGGTACCGTTTCCTGTAGCAGTGGAACGAAAGGTCGAAGAAAACGGTATTGTGCATGACGCCAACCCTGCGTTGGTAACAGTCACCCCGGCTGCGGCTGAAACAATCGAGGTGGAAACGAAGGTACAACCCGGTTCTCTCTTGATTGTCCGTAACGAGGGGACGGCGGTCGCAACGGTTGGCGGTGCCAATTGTGCGGCATCTAAAGTGACAACCTTAATGTGGGATGGCAATGCGTATGCGGAACTTGCCACTTCAGACATCGCTTAATCATTTCAGATAATGGCGAAACTCAAACACTTAGTCCTCCACTGCACCGCCACCCCTCCCGGCCGTGAAGTATCGGCGGCAGACATCCGCCGTTGGCATTGCGCCCCCCTTTCGAAAGGTGGCCGCGGCTGGAAGCAGGTGGGCTATACCGACATGGTCCACTTGGACGGCAGGGTGGAACGGTTAGTGGACAACAACGAAGACGATGTGGTCGATCCTTGGGAGATTACCAATGGGGCAAAAGGGCATAATAGTACAGCCCGGCACATTGTGTACGTCGGCGGCGTGGACCGCGATGGCAAGACCCCGAGGGACACCCGGACGGCGGAGCAGCGGGAAGCCCTGAAACGGTACGTGACGGACTTCCACCGCCGCTTCCCCTCGGTCCGGATCGTCGGGCATAACGAACTGGCGGCGAAGGCCTGCCCCAGCTTCGATGTACAAAAATGGCTGAAAGAAATAGGTATTAACCAGTAAAACAACAAAAACAACATGAAACAGAAATTCATTCTTTCCCTTTTCGGGATGATGGTATCGTTTGCCGTATGCCTGCCGGTGTTGGCAGTAGTGGCAGGTTCGCCGGAAGTGGCGGTAGAAACTCCGGACTACAACGCTGTATTCCTTTCGCTCTCCGCGCTCGTGGCGACAATCCCTTTTGTGGTGGAAATCGTGAAAGGCTTTTTCCCAAGCCTGAAAGGGATATGGACGCAGGTCGTTTCCTGGCTGGTCGCCGTCGGACTGTGTATGTTCGGCTGGTGGCAGCATTTGGGAATTTATGACGGCATCGAGTGGTATATTGCCCTGCTTTATGGATTGGGTAGCGGACTGGCGGCAAACGGTCTCGCCGACATCGGGCTGGTGCAGTGGATAATCGGACTATTCAGCGAGAAGAAATCCTAACTGTCGATTGTCAACTTTCAACTGAAAAGACATGGACTGGGACGCATTGTTCAACTATCTCGGCACGGGAGGCGGCCTGATCGTCCTTTTGAACTGGCTGGCCGGGCTTCCCTTGTTGCGCCGGAAGAACCGGCTGGAGAAAGACGACGTGTCCCGCCATATCGCCGAAAAGGACAACGAGACAATAGTAAACCTGTATGATGAAATCCGAGATTTTCAAGCGCGTATGTCGCGCCTGGAGGGGTGCATTGCAAAGATCGTGGTTTGCCCTGTGTATGACCGCTGTCCTGCCCGCACCCTCGTGCAGGAGTATAAAAGAAGGTACTTCCGTCCGGGTGGCCGACAGTCTCCGGTGGGACAAAAAGGTGAGCGTCACCCTCGCGACAACCCCGTTGCCCCCGGTCCGGCTGACGGTTCCGGCGGACAGCCTCCGTAAGCTCCCCGCCGGAGCGGTCTATACCAACAGTTCGGGCGGCTTGCGCGTAACGGCCAGCCTGAAAGGTGACAGCCTGTGCGTGACGGCGGAAGCGGAAAACCTGCCCCGGCTGGAATACCGGGAAGAGGAAAGCCGGGAACAAACCCGCAGCGGGCAGTCGGAATCGGTAACGGTAAAAGAGCCTGCCGCCGTCCCGTTTTGGAATCGTCTTAAACACGGTTTGAACGGCATTTTAATAGCATTCATTATAATAATCATTTTCAAACGATACAAGCAATGGCAGAAAACAAGAAAACAAGATCGATCGGCCTGAAGATCGCCATGTTCGGCGACGTGAACCAGAACGGGGGGATGCCGGAAGTGATGAAGCAGCTGGCCAAGACGCTGAAAGGAACCGCTTCGTTCAACACCGAAGCCAACCAGACGCAGGACTTCTATTCGGAAGAGGAACCGGAAGTCCCGGAAGAAACCGTTGTGACCGAAGCCGGACTCAAGCAAATCAAACTGAACTTCATGGAGTGGGACAACGACGTGCTGGTCACTGTCTTTGGAGGAACGACCGTGACGGAAGATGTGACCATCAACGGGGTGACCTACAACGTCGAGAAATACAAAGCCCCGAAATCCACCGTACAGGTTGAAAAGGCGGTGCGTGTCATTTCTCGCTATGGCGTGGTGATCGATGTCCCGCGGGCAAAGATCGTGGCACGTTTCATCTGGAACCTGACGAATACCGACATTGCCCAGATCGAGGTGACGGCTACCGCACAAGCACCGATCGGTGAAAACGACGGCCCGTATGAGATTTACCGACTGGGTGAACCCAAAGCAAAAGAAACGGTAGATGAAAACAGAGCCGATTGAAGCCTATGCCGCCGATGCGTTGTTGAACCGGCGGCTGACCATCAACCTGCCGGCCCCGTGGTTACTCCGGAAGTTCGGTAAACGGACCATCCGCTACGGCGTCCCGTTCCCGACAGGCGAGACCCTTTGCCGGATGGCGGCCATCTTCTGCCGGATGAACCTCGATTTGAAGGAACTGAAGGCGGGTGACCTGGGCACGACCTTGGAGTGCATCGCCCGCAACGGTAAACGGGTGTCGCGTGTCATTGCAGAGGGGATGGTCGGGAACAGCCTGCTTTCGCGGTGGATGATCCGCCCGTTGGCCTGGTATATCCGTTGCCATACCACCATGAAAGGGATGGCGGAACTGGCGCAGGTGATCCTTTTGATGGCATCGCCGGAGGGTTTTATGAACACTATCGAATCGGTCGCCACCATGAACCTGATGGCACCGACGCAGAGCCAACCGACGGAGGAAGGGAGTTAAAGGAGGCATACGAACCTCCCCATAGCCCTTTCGGGCGCATCTACGCGCTGGTCTCCTCCGGCGCGTTCACCTACGATGAAGTGATGCGCAAGATACCTTGGTGCGTCGTCCTTACGATGATCAGCGACATAGGTCGGACACGGAAAAAGGAGGAGAATGAAAAAGAAGATATTATCCAAACGGAAGAAGAGGAACTGGCATTTTTGGGACTGGCATGAACAACGAACCGATATATGTGACATTTGAGTTCAAAGGCAACCTTTCGGAGGAGGTCGAGAAGGTGAAGTTAGGGATCGCGGGCTTGCGTAACGAGTCCACACAGACCTACCAGCGTCTGATCGCCGACAGCAACGAAGCATTTGCCTCTATGAACAAGGGCAACCGGCAGTTGGCCGTCAGCATCCAGGAGGACATAAACAGCCTCCGCCAGTTGGATGCGGCAAGCAAGGCGCTGGACGAAAGTTTTGCCCGTGGCACGATCACGACCGCCCAGTATGCGGAAGGCAAGGCGAAGCTCGCCATCCAGGAAACCGACCTCCGTAATGGCATCCAGGAGAATATCAAAGTGCTCCAGGAATCCATCGAGCAGGAACGGATGGCCGAGGGAAGCATCGAATCGCTACGCGCCTCACTCGCCAAAATGGAAGCCGCCTGGCGCAAGATGTCAGCTGCCGAACGCGAAGGGGCAGTCGGTGAGGAGCTTCGCGCGAAGATCGAATCGTTGAAAGAGGAACTGGCAGGGCTGGAGAAAGGAACCGGTGGTGCCGCCTCCGGCTTGAAGCAGTTTCAGAGCCAAATCGAATCGTGTCCAGGCCCAATCGGGCAGACGGCCACCGCTATCGGAAAAATGACCAAGGCGGCACTCGCCTTTATCGCCACGCCGCTCGGCATGGTGCTTGCCGCCATCGCCACCGGACTTGCCGCCGTCAGCAGTTGGTTCCACCGCACCGAGGAGGGGGAAAACGCCTTGGCGAACGCCACGGCAGCATTCAACCAAGTGCTGGGCAGTCTGCTGGACGTGGTCGATAAGGTAGGCGAATGGCTATACAAGGCTTTCACCGAACCGAAAAAGGCACTATCCGACCTGGGCGATTTCCTCTCCGGCCAACTGATGAACCGCCTCCGTTCCGTTGGAAAAGCGGGCGAAGCGGTTTGGAAGATATTGAAGGGCGATTTCAAAGAAGGAACCGCCGACTTTGCCAACGCTTGGTTGCAAGGCTTGACCGGTATCGAGGATGCCGGACGGAAAGCTGCCGACTGGATGGCCGATACCAACGAGAAGATCAAGGAATCGGTCGAACTACAAAAACGTCGCAACGCCCTCAATGTAGCCGAACGCGACCTCTTGGTGGAACGTTCCCGCTTGGAGGCGAAAATCGGCGAACTGCGCGACAAGGCATACGACATGAACTCACCGGAGGCGGAACGTGCCAAAGCCCTGAAGGAGGCGATCCGCCTGACGGACGAACTCTTTGCCAAGGAACAGGCCATCGCCCGCGAGAAATACGAGATCATCAAGGCACAGAACGGCCTTGCCAACTCCAACAAGGCCGACCTCCGCGCCGAAGCGGAAGCCTTGGCCGAAGTGAATCGCCTGGAGGCACAACGCTATGCCTCGCGCCGCATGATGTTGCGTCAAAGCAACACATTGGATGGCAAGGCTGCAAAAAACAACGGGGATGACGGTCCGCTTGGTTCCATCCGTTATTACGAAAAGGTCATTGCCAAACTGAAGGAGGCACACGCCCTGGCCACCGACGACCAAAGCCGTGAAAAGCTGAATGCCGAGATCGAACGCAACGTCAAAGAACTGGAGCGTATCTCCGAACGGGTGGGAAAAGTCGCGTTTGAATCATCCAAAGGGCTGCTGGATGACGTGATGGACGGCCTTACCCACAAGCAGAAGGAATTGGAAGCCGAAGCCCAAAGACGGGCAGAAATGCTGGGAAAACTCGACACCTCCGACCTTGACCGGCTACGCCAAAAGATCGAACAGGCAACCAACCAAACGAAGAAGGCCCGCGAAGGGGTCTTGGGTTTGCTGGACGCCTGGGATACATTGTCTGATTCGGACAAAGCCTCTGCCATCGCCGACGAATGTTTCATGATTGCCGACGGCCTTTTGTTGGCAGCGGAGACAGCAGAACTGTTTGAAGGAACATTGAGCAGCACGCTTTCCACCGTTTCCGATCTGGTGGCGGGCGTAGGCGATATCGCTGCCGGTACCGGACGTGCCCTTTCGGGCGACCTGATCGGTGGTGCTACCGGTATCCTTTCCGGCGTGACCGGCATTATAAGTTCGTTCAAAAAACGGACGGAGGAAAACAAGCGAATCCTTGCCGAATACCGGCAGGGCCTCTTGGAAACCGAAATGAAGGAACTGGAGTACAACGCCATCCTGCGTGAACGCCTCCGCATCCAACAGCAGATCGGCGAAACCTCCCTGAAATACTTCGACCATCTGAAGACGGAACTGTCTGGGCAAGCCACCGACATCGCCGCCGAATACGACAAAGTCTGGGCAAAACTGATGGGCGAAGAATATATTTCCGGGACCCACTACAAGCACGGCACCTGGTTCCGAAAGGCGAAGACATGGAACGATTACAGTTCCCTGTCCGGAAAGACCTACGAGGAGATCGAATCGCTCTATACACAGGACAAACTGACCGAGGCGGCCCGAACGCTTTTCGAGCAGCTCAAAAAGTTGAAGGAAGAAGGCGAAGAAGTCTCCGACATGATGGACGACCTGAACGAAGAGATGAAGGAGGCCTTCACGGGAACCACCGTCGATTCGATCACCGACAGCATCATCCGTGGCTTCGCCGAGGGTAAACGTTCTGCCAAGGACTTTGCCGACGATTTCCAGAGTATGTTGAACAATGCCGTCCTACAAGGCATCAAGATGAAGGCACTGGAAGAACCGCTCCGCCGTTGGTACGAATCATTCGCCGAAGCGAGCGGTGCCGGCCTGACGGAAAGCAACATCGCCGACCTGAAAGCGCAATACGACCAGATCATCGAGAATGCTGCCCGGCAGTTGGAGAACATGGAGAAGATAACAGGCACAGCCATCGGAAACATCGCTTCCGACCGGACGGCCACTGCTAAAAGTGGTGCCCTTATTAGTCAAGACAGCGCAAACGAGATAAGCGGCAATATATATGCCCTCCTGATCTATGCCGACAAGACATGCCAGGGGGTGACGAATATCAACACGCTGCTGGTGGAAAGCCTTACGCTCATGGAGCGCATCGCCAAGAACACGGACCGGTTGGAAAACATCGAAAGGGACATCGCAATCATGCGCAGCAGCTTCCAGGACGTAGAGAACAGGGGACTCATTTTACGAAAAACGGCATAATGGAAAACGCTTTATACATAGACGACTTGCACGTAAGGAGCCGTTTCGGTTGTTGGATCACCCGTGGCGGGTATGCCGGCCTGCTGGCCTTTCCCGCCATGCGCGAACCGGAATACAACGACTGGCCCGAAGAGGACGGTATCGAGGTGGACCTTTCGGAGCCGAAGCTGGAGGACAAAGAAATAGCGATCCCGTTCCTGGCCGATACCCATGTCGGGGCAACCGACTTGGTCGCTTACCTCAGTGAACCGGGGTACCATAGCTTTTATATTCCTTCCTTGGGCAGACGGTGGAACCTCAGACTAAGCAGCCAGTCGGCTGGTCGCGTCTATCCGCTGGCCACCTCTTTCGAGTTGAAGTTGGTGGAAGACGTGCCGGTACGCCCGGTTCCGGAGACGATGCCCGATCCGGGTGTCCGGCCCACGGAAAGCCGGTACCTGCTGGACGGTGTCCCCTTCTCGGCCTACGGGGTGGCGACCGACGACACACGTGCCTCGTTCTTGAAATCCCCCACGGCAAAACGGAACATGGACCGGACGGTTTCGACCGAGGACGGGCGGATATACGATGCGGACCACTTGGTATTTCAGAAAAAGGAAGTGACGTTCAAATGCCATTTCAAAGCTGTTTCAATAGAAGCCTTCTGGAAGTGTTACGATGCTTTCTTTTCCGCACTGATCCAACCGGAAGAGCGCAAATTGTATGTGGAAGAGATCGGCAAGGAATACCTCTGCTATTATAAGAACAGCAGCGGTTTCAAAATCCTGACAATGACGGGGCCGGTTGTCATTACGTTCAACCTGACATTGGTGTTTACGATGTTCCGCCTGTATGAAACGGATTACTTCTTGGCAACGGAGGCAGGCGACTGGATCGTGACCGAAGATGGAGAGTTTTTTATTGACATGAAATGATATGACTGGACAAGAGAAAAAAATACGGATCAGTGAACTACCGGCGTCGGTGACGTTCCGGGGGCTATGGACGATCGGCTACCAGATGGTGGACGGCAAGAAGACCAGTGTGCGGGTAAGCCTCTCGGAGATAGAAGATGCCTACAAAAACTGTCTCGCTGCCACCGCATCTGTCGGCGATGCCGTCAAGCGTGCCGACGATGCGACCGATTTGGCAAACCTGGCGGCAACTGAAACCTTTGCCGTCAAAGAGGCGACCGACAAAGTGCGCCAAGATACGCAGGCGGTCAAGGAGGCTACCGAACAGGTTAAGACTGAAACGGAAACCGTCCGCGATGAGACCGCCCAGGTGAAAGCAGACACCTTGTCGGTGAAAGAGGCGACCGACAAAGTACGAGGGGACACTCTTGCCGTTAAAGAAGCTACCGAACAGGTCAAGAGCGAGACGGAAACGGTTCGTGACGAAACCGCCCAAGTAAAGGCGGACACCCTTGCGGTGAAAGAGGCGACCGAACAAGTACGAGGGGACACCCTTGCCGTTAAGAAAACTACCGAACAGGTCAAAATTGATACGGAAACCGTCCGCGACGAAACCGCCCAAGTAAAGGCAGACACCCTTGCAGTAAAAGAAGCGACTGACCAAGTACGCCAAGACACGCAGGCGGTGAAAGAAGCGACCGAACAGGTCAAGAGCGATACAGAAACCGTCCGCGATGAAACCGCCCAGGTAAAGGCGGACACCCTTGCGGTTAAAGAGGCAACCGACCAAGTACGCCAGGACACGCAGACGGTCAAGGAATCCACCGAACAGGTCAAGACCGAGACGGAAGCCGTCAAGCAAAACACGGAAGAACTGAACGCACATCCGATGAAGATAATGGGCGGCATCTGGTTCGTCTGGTCACTCGAAAAGCATGAATATGAAAATACCGGCATTCAAGCCAAAGGCGATACCGGTTCGAGCTTCAAGATCATCGGCCGTTACGACACATTGGCCGAACTGGAGGAAGCCGTCCCCGACGGTACGGACATCGATGGGGTGTATGCCATCGGCGCGATGGAGCCGTTCGATTATTATGCATGGTTGGTTGTTGACGGTGTTTGGAAATGGGACAACCAAGGCAAACTCCGTGGAGCCGAAGGCAAATCCTCATACGAGGTCTGGGTGGAACAGCCGGAACACGAAGGAAAGACGCTGGACGAATATTTCGACTGGCTTAGCCCCGTGATCGATCCGGAAACCGGCCGTTGGATTGTACAGGGCCAGGATCAGGGGGTGCAGGCTTTGGGCATCGATGCCGAAGTGACGGTAAAAGAGAACACGGAAGACATCTATATCCTGCACGTGAAGAGTGCCAAGGGTGAATTTGATACCCCGAACCTCCGTGGCTTCGATGTCAAGGTGGAGGAATTGGACACAAACACCCCGGACGATTACCGCCTGAAAATAACAACAGCCGGCAGTGAATTTACCACCCCCAACCTGCAAGGCCGTAGCGGGTCGGCAGTGATCGACATCGACCATGAGCCGACCGAAGCTGATATACATTATACATATAACGGTGTACAGTACGCCTTCAGCGTGGGCGACGAAGTGCGCTGGTACGACAAAGACTTGGAAGAATACGTCCTGTTCAAACTCTATGCCATGACCGGTGCCGGAGCAGTATGGGAAGAGATGGGAAGCGGTTCGGGTTCGCTCCCCGAAGACGTGATCCTAACAGGGCCGTCCGACCTTTCTTCGGATGAATCGGACAGTTACATTTACTTAAAAGACGGACTATTAAAAGGCAAGGAGGAATAACGATGGCAAGAAACAAAGGGGGCGTTTACGTCTACCAACAATTAGAAAAGACGCTGGCCGAATGGCTGGCTGAAACAAAGCCGATACCGGCAAAAGTACTTTGCTGGGAATCGGACACCGGCATCATCCGCATGGGGGACGGCAAGTCGATGTACAAGGATTTGCCTCCCCGGTTGAGTTCCGGACTTTCCCCGCGTATCAGCGAAACAACCGGATGCTGGGAGACGTTCAACATCGCAACCAAACAATGGGAGGACACAGGGGTAAACCCGACAATCGGCATTGGCATCGATGGTGGCAAGCCAAGCACGGTATTTACAGCCGGGCAAATTTTGAATTTTGGAAAAATAGCGGAATAAACAAACTAAAAGCAAAAAGATATGGCACTACAGATGCAACTTAGAAACGGCACTTTACAGGAATGGGAAACGTTTAACCCCATCCTTGCCGAAGGAGAAATGGGTGTGGTCCTGGAACCTTCAGGCGGCTTCGTGATAGGTGACGGCAAGAACTCTTACAAGGACCTGCCCTTCCATCCCTGGGCACAGGACTCCTACGACATTTTGGTCACATACGGAGGCTACAAAGGAACAAAAGAAGACTTTTGCCGACAGCTTGATTCGTCGCTCCGCTTGCCGGAGCAGCAGGCCGGAACATTTGCAAATGCAGGTTCCGGCTGGAACTCGTTCACCTTCCCGAAGGAGTTTGCCGAAGACGTGTATGTTGTCCTTACGCCGAAGGACGCCGCCGTTTTCGCTTCAGTAAAAAATATCACCAAGCAAGGGTTCCTTTATTGCCTTTTCAATGCTTCCGGCAACACGATCGCGCAGAACGTGCAGGTGGTTTACATGGCGACCGCCGTGTCCGAACTCAACATGGCCCAGGCAATCGCCAAGGCGTCCGGTCTGAACCCTTTCGACTTTGACAACCTGACCGACCTCTTCGCCGGTCATGCCGCCGAGGTTGTCGCGAGCGAGGCGGCGTTCGGCATGGTGAAGCGTTCGGCAATGGCTTCTGCCAGGAACATTTGCCACCTGACAGGCTTGAACCCCGTCAGTTACTTCAACATGGTCTCCATCGCCGGGAATGTCACAGCGATGGAGACGGTGGCACGGACACCGGAGGCGGTTGCCTATATCCAAACCGCCCCCGGAGCTTACGACAGTATCCGCCTGGGCACAATCCCGATGGCAAAATACCTTTGTGGCATCCTGAACCATGAACCGGAAAACTACTCGACCGTTACGGACATCCTGGAGGACGAAGAACTGCTCGCCGAACTCGTTTTGTCCGAGGCCGCCATGACCGCACTCAGCGGATCATCAATCAGTGCAATAGAATTATCCGCCAGCGACGTCGCCATGCAGGCAGTCGCCGCCAGCGACGTCGCCATGCAGGCAGTCGCCGCCAGCGACGTCGCCATGCAGGCAGTCGCCGCCAGCGACGTCGCCATGCAGGCAGTC